CGCCTGGATCATGGGCGCGGATCGTTGGGACGAGGCGACCTGGCGGCGGCTGGAAGCGCAAGCCGGGGTGGAAATCCGTCCTGCCCAACAGACTGCAGCTGTTGCTGAACCCACCGCACCGGCTGCGCCCAAGGCCGGAACACCAACAACGCCACGGCGCAAACGCCGGGCCTACACACCGAACTTCATGAGGGACTGAAATGGATCTGGAACGGATGCGCGCCCTGTTGGCAGCACTTCAGGAGGCGCGGTATGCGGGCGTCCGATCGGTCAGCTATGACGGCAAATCGATCAACTATGGCTCGGACGCCGAACTGGCGAACGCCATCAGCGATCTGGAAACCCGGATTGCGACGGCTACGACCGGCGCGCCGCGCCGTCGGCGCTGGGGCACTGTCGCGTCAAAAGGTCTGTGATCCATGGCGTTCGAGGCGTTCCGCCAGCGGCTGGGGTCAATCATCGGTGGCTTCGATGCCGCACAGGCCCACCGTCGCCTGCGCGGGTTCCGTGCCAGCCGCGCCCATGTGAACACGCTGATCGCGGCCTCGGGCGACACAATCACCGCCCGCGCCCGCTGGCTGGTCCGCAACAACGGCTATGCCGCAAACGCGGTGGAGAGCTTCGCCAGCAATGTCGTCGGCGATGGCATCAAACCTTCGTCGACCATCGCCGACGCGGCCAAGAAGGAGGAGTTGCAGGCGCTGTGGCTCGCCTGGACCGACGATGCTGATGCCGAGGGTCTGACCGATTTCTACGGGCTGCAGCGGCGTGCTGCGCGCGAGGTGTTCCTGTCAGGCGAGGTGTTCATTCGCATCCGCCCGCGCCGGGCCGAGGACGGTTTGACGGTCCCGCTGCAACTTCAGATGCTACCGGCCGAAATGCTGCCCTTGGATATGAACCGCACCTTGTCCGGTGCCGGGCTGATCCGTCAGGGCATCGAGTTTGACGGCATCGGTCGCCGCGTCGCCTATCACTTCCTGCGCCGCCACCCGGGCGATCTGACCGACCCTGGCCTCGCGGGCGAAACTGTCCGCGTTCCGGCTGGCGATGTAATCCACATCCTCGACCCCGTAGAGGCTGGCCAGCTGCGCGGCGTGTCGCGCTTTGCGGCCGCCATCGTAAAACTGTTTACGCTGGACCTCTATGACGATGCCGAACTGGAGCGGAAGAAGATCGCGGCGATGTTCGCAATGTTCATCACGTCGCCCGCGCCGGAAACACCGCTGGAACCGACCGAGGAGGATCTGGAGGTCGAACCGGGCCAAGTGGTGCGCCTCGATCCCGGCGAAGATATCTCGACCCCGACGACACCTGACTCGGGCGGCACCTATGAGCCGTTCCAGTACCGCACGCTGCTGCAAATCGCTGCCGCGCTGGGCGTGCCCTATGGGTATCTGACCGGCGACACGGCCAAGGGCAACTTCTCGAACACGCGGATCAGCCTGATCGAATTCCGCCGCCGCATCTCGGCCTGGCAACATGGCGTGCTGGTCTATCAGCTGTGCCGCGCCGTCTGGGTGCGCTGGATGGACACCGCCGTGTTGTCGGGTGCCCTCGACTTGCCGGGCTTTGACAGCCAGCGGCGGCAATATCAGGCCTGCGCGTGGCTGCCGACCAAATGGGACTGGATCGACCCGATGAAGGACGCCTCGGCCGAGATCCTGCAGATCGAGGCGGGCCTGAAGTCTCGGACGCAAGCCTTGGCAGAGCGGGGATACGACGCCGAGCAGGTCGACCGCGAAATCGCCGCCGAGCGGAAACGCGAAGCGGCGCTGGGTCTCGACTTTCGCCGTCCGGGATCCCCGGCGCAGGGGCCGAGCGAAGGCGGCAAGACGGGTGAGGATCCCAACGCAGAAAAGGACGACGAGGCCGACGACACTGGCGACGAGAAACCTGACACGAAGGAGGGCGCATGATGCACCACGCGCAAATCGCCCAGCGCGCTTTCAACACGCCATTGATGGTGGACCCGGCCAAGGCGCTGGCCTTCCTGTCCGGGCTGGGGCCCCGCATCACCGGTCAGGAGATCACCTTCCAAGGGCTGGAGGTGGAAACAGCTGAGCAGATCGCCACCAGTTTGCCCGCCCGGGCATCGCTGTTTGGCAATGATCTCGCCCAGCGTCACCAGCGAAACGGTACACAGCCCTTTTCCGCGGTCGATGGCATCGCCGTCATCGAAATCGCGGGCACACTTGTGCACCGTGGCGCATGGATTGGGCAATCTTCTGGGCTGACCTCCTACGAAGGCATCGCCGCCCAGCTGCAGGCGGCGCTGGCCGATCCCGGTGTGCGGGGCATCGCACTGGAAATCGACAGTTTCGGTGGCGAGGTTGCGGGCGCCTTCGATCTGGCAGATCGCATCCGGGCGGCCCGAGCGCAGATGCCGGTCCATGCCTTTGTCGCGGAACATGCCTTGTCGGCTGGCTATGTATTGGCGTCCCAGGCCGATCGCATCATCCTGCCCCGCACCGGCGCTGTCGGCAGCATCGGCGTTGTGGCGCTGCACACCGACATGAGTGGCGCGCTGGATCAGAAAGGCATCGCTGTCACCCTGATCCATGCGGGGTCGCACAAGATCGACGCCAATCCCTATCAGCCCCTGCCCGAAGCTGTGCACGACCAGATGCAGCGCGAGCTGGAGGTCATGCGCTTCCTCTTCGCGGAAACCGTCGCGGCCGGTCGCGGGGATCGGCTGACCCATGCAGCCGCGCTGGCCACCGAAGCTGCGGTCTTCCGCGGAACCGAGGCCATCGCAGCCGGTCTGGCCGATGATCTCGCCGATCCCGTCGCCGCCTTCCACGCCTTCGCCGCCGCGCCTCGCGGCACCACTTCCCCCAGCAGAAAGGGTCCACAGATGACCACCACGCCCACAGAAACCCCTAACCCGGTACCAGTTGCCGCTCCTCCTGTGGCAATACCTGCGGTCGCAGCCGCCGCGCCCGAACCACCGGTGAACGCGGCAGCGCCCGTCACCGCTACCATGACCGCCGACGCTGTGCGCGCCGAGGCCGCCGAGGTGGCGCAGGTTTGCGCGCAGGCCGCCCGGCTCGGCGTAACCATCGACGCCGCCGATGCGGTTACCAAGGGGCTGAAGCCTGAAGCCTTGCGCGCCCGGGTTCTGGCCGATCTCGCCGCCCGCAGCGACGCGGCAGGCATCATCGCAACTGCACCGGCTGCTGCTGCCAAAGACAGCCCGATCATCGCGGCCGCCAGGAAGGCCGCGACAGACGCGAAGCGCTGAACCAGCGCCTGCTTCCCCTCCCCCAAACCATGGAGACTTACCAATGCCCGTCCTCACGGAACAGCCCAGCATGGGCGATGTCCTCAAATATGAGGTCAACCCGAACTACACCCGCGAGGTGATCACGCTGCTGATCGGCACCAACTATCCTTCCGGTGCCGTCCTCGGCCGGATCACCGCCAGCGGCAAATACACGCTGTCCGCCGCAACCGGTGCCGATGGTGCGCAGGTCGCTGTCGCGGTCCTGCTTTATCCGGTCAATGCCACGTTGGCCGACGCCGTTGGCATCGTGGTTGCCCGTGGCCCCTCGATCGTCTCCCGCGCGGGCCTCGCCTACGAGGGCACCGTCAACGACGCGGCCAAGATCACCGCGAAGATCGCCCAGCTTGCCGCCGTCGGCATCATCGCCCGCGACGGCGTCTGACGCGCGACGTCGGCATCCCTTTCCCCAAATCCCCGGAGCACTCCATGACCATCGTTCGCAATCCTTTTGACGCTGGCGGCTACTCGCTGGCCGAAATGACGCAGGCCATCAACATCCTGCCCAACCTTTACACCCGCCTTGGCCAGATCGGCCTCTTCCGCTTTGAAGGCGTCACCCAACGCTCTGTCATCATCGAGCAATACGAGGGGGTGCTGAACCTGCTGCCCTCGGTCCCCCTCGGCGGCCCCTCCACTGTCGGCACCCGCGAGGGGCGGTCGATGCGTTCCTTCGCCCTGCCATGGATCCCGCATGATGATGTCATCTTGCCCGGCGACATTCAGGGCCAGCCCGCGCTGGGCGCGTTTGACGCCGCCGACCCGCTGGTCGAGGTGATGAACCGCAAGCTGCAGCTGATGCGGCGCAAGCATGCCCAGACCCGCGAGTATATGGAAATGAATGCACTGCGCGGCATCGTGAAGGACGGGGCCGGGACGACCCTTTACAACTACTTCACCGAATTCGGGCTGGCGCAAATCTCGGTGGATTTCCTGCTGGGCACCGCGGGAACGCTCGTCCAAAGCAAGGTCCGCGAGGTTCTGCGGGCAATCGAGGACAACCTCCTCGGCGAAAGCATGTCCGATGTGCATGCCCTCGTCAGCCGGGAATTCTTCGACAAGCTGATCGCGCACCCCAAGACGGAAGAAGCCTACAAGTTCTACGCCGCCACCGGCGCGCAGCCCTTGCGCCAGGACGTCCGGCGCAACTTCCCCTTCGCGGGCATCGTGTTCGAAGAATATGCAGGCACCGTCACCCTCTCGACCAAGGTCACCGAACGGCTGGTTCCGGCGAACGAAGGCATCGCATTCCCCTTGGGCACGATGGACACCTTCACCACCTATGGCGGCCCCGCCAACCTGCTGGAGGCGGCGAACACCATGGGTCTGCCGCTCTATGCCCGCCAGCACCTCGACGAAAAGGGCCGCTGGATCGACCTGATGACCGAGGCCTCGATCCTGCCGGTGAACAAGCGGCCGCGCATTGCGATCCGCATCCACACCTCGAACTGACGCGCCATGAATGCCTTCGCTGCCGCCATGGACCGGATCTATGCCAACCCGTCCATGGCGGTGGCTGCAGTCTGGATTTCTGCCACCACCTCGGAGGAACGCCCGATCCGCGTCATCCGCCGTGCCCCGGAACGGATCACAGACTTCGGCGCTGGGCGGTTTGTCAGCGACACCATGATGACGGACGTCCGCGTGTCCGATCTGCCCGATCCGAGGCAAGGCGATCTGATCGTGATCGGAGCTGACAGCTTCACCATTCAGGGGGAGCCGGTGCGGGACCGTGAACGTCTGATCTGGTCGCTGGACCTGCGGCCATCATGAAGCTGAAGATCACGTTCGACCCCGACCTCATCGCCCTGATGCAGGCCGAAATTGCCGCCGGTGAAAAGGCGGTGTCGGCGGCAATGCGCGAAGCGGGCACCTCCCTGCAATCCGCTTGGCGCAGTCAGATCACCGGCGCGGGGCTGGGCACCCGGCTGGGCAACTCCATCCGCCTCGCCAGCTTCCCCAAATCCGGCGACAGCCTGAACGCCGCCGCGCTGGTCTGGTCCAATGCGCCGGTGATCATCGGCGCGCATAACACGGGGCCTCTGATCCGGTCGAAGGATGGGTTCTGGCTGGCGATCCCGACCCCGGCCGCCGGGAAAAGCACAAAAGGCAGCCGGATCACTCCTGGCGAATGGGAACGCCGCACAGGGTTGCGACTGCGGTTCATCTACCGACGTCGCGGGCCGAGCCTGCTGGTGGTGGAGGGGCGATTGAATTCGAAAGGCCGGGCCGTGGCGTCAAAGTCGAAAACCGGACGCGGCGTGGCGACAGTTCCGATTTTTCTGCTGGTCCCGCAGGTCAAGCTACGCAAGCGGCTGGACTTGGCGCGAGATGCAGAACGGGCGGTGGACGGCGTGCCGGGGCTGATCGTGGCAGGGTGGGTGACAAATTCGGACAGGGTCTGACGCGGGCTCGGCGATGTTCGCTTGATGGTTGAATTGCGCATCGCTAGCCTGATTCTAAACCGACAATGGAAGAATTCTCAAAATGATGCGCAATTTCCTCCTTACCCTGACGACGACGGCACTTATCGCATTTCCTGCCGGTGCTGATCCATCGCAGCAAGAGGTCGACACAGCGCGTTCAGAATGCCGCGATGCGTTTCTTGCGCGGGATGCCGAAGCCTATATGGACGCTGCGGCATCAATGATCGCATGGGGCTCCTTGCAGAACGCGGATTGGTCGAGGGAGGTCGAGTTGTGCCTTGCTTTTGCCGAAGCAATTGAAGGCGCGAGTCTAGACACCGCTCGTGAAAGGGCGGCTGGCCTATCCGGTGCAGCCGGCCCGACCCCGGCCCCGTCTGAGGAGGCGGCGGCACCACAAACAGATGCGCCTGCAGCCGATACGCGGCTCGCAGATTTTCTTTCCCGGATCCAAGCAGATGGGGCAGACGTGGAAGCGATTGTGCGCGAGATCGCCGCGGACACGACCTTTGCGCCACCTCCAA